ACCCACTGCACGTTTTCCTGGTTGCCGAGGGTTGGATCGGCTGAGATCGCGTTGTCGAGCTGCTCAACGATCTGCCACATGCGGTTCTCTACGGTTTCCCCATCAACACCGGCCTGGTAGACCTCCACGTCGACTTCGAGGAGGTAGTTCTCCTCTCGCTGGTGTGGGCTTGGCCGGCCGAGGTTCTTCCATTCCCTGTCGATCTTGACGCCGAGGACGTAGACGTTCTCGTTGAGCTGGTGTTCGGTGTTCGTACGGTTGAACCACACCTCCGTTTCGCCGTCCACGACCCCTTTGAAGAGTTCGACGAGGCGAGCTTTGACTGCTGGTGCCGTGGTCGCGCTCATGCGCTTGGCGTGGGTCGCATCCAACGCCGCTGCAGGCCCCACCTGACGGCTGGTGGCAGGTCATCCGGGCGCATCTGTGGTGTCTCGCTGACATCACCGAGGCCTACGCCCGCGTCGCGGCGTAGATGAATCCATGACTCGACGGTGACGTTCGCGTAATGCTTCACCTCGGGCGGAACTGAGGTCATGCCCCACGCGCCGGTGATATCGATACGTCGCGTGAGGAAAGGCAGCGCGGGGAGCGATGGGTAACCCGGTGGAAGGATGGGCTCCGGAAGGTTCGTCAGGCGGACCCCGAGAAACGTCCCGTCCCGTGATGGGTAGGGCCATAAGCGGTACTGGCTCGTTTCGAGGGTGACGCCGGCGCCGAGATCGGCGTCGAGCTTGACTGTGGAGATACTCCGGATCTCGTAGGGTGTCGCGTCGAGGATCTCGAAGCCGCTGCCGACGGGCTCGTACTCGAAACTGCGGGTTGCGGTGGCTGTCGCTGGGGCGAACTCGCGGTTGCAGTGACGCTGGATCGCCATCGACGCCTGCGTAATGAGAACTTCAAGGTCGGCATCTTGTGTCGTATCGCTCGCGCGTTTCTGCATGAACTGACGGACACCAGCGATGTCCGTCAGGTCAGCAGGATCAGCCACGGGTTAGACCTGGGCCTGCTCGGTGCCCGCAGACTGCACGGCCGGATCAACAGGCGCCCGCTCGGGAGCCCTCGCTTCAGCGGCCTGGGCATCAATGCGGCTACCCGTGACAGCGCTCGCGGCGGACTGGCCGACACCGTCGGCTGTTACATCGCTGAGGGGCTGTATACCGTGCTTTGCGCGTTCGGCGACCTCCTCGGCGGTGGCGTGGTTCTCGGGGTCAGCGTCGTGCGCTCCTGTCTGCTCCCAGAGCGGGAAACGCCCGTCCGTGGTGACCTCACGTTTGAGCTGCGCGAACTCCTCCGAGGCGGTATCGACCACCTTGACGAGGCCTGTCTCGACATTGCGGAAAAACGAGTTGGGCATGATGTCCTTTCGGGACGCGGGATTGGTATGCCGGGGCGCTTCTCAGCGCCCCGGCACGGGCATGCTGGCTAGGCCGCAGGGTCCTGGGGACCCGCACCTGACAGTTCCAGGCCGTCGTTCACGGTCATGCACACGAGCTCGTAGCCACGGATGACTTCGGCGCCGTAGAGGTGCAGGCCCTTCACGGCGTCCGCGAAACGCAGCGGCGGCCGGTACGCCTCGACCTTGTTGATCTGCTCGGCGAGGGTCGTGGCGCCCGCGACACCAGCAACCACCTTGTACTTCGCGTTGCTGGTGTTCGGCACGTTGTTGCTGACGAGCACGTTGAACCCCGCGGCAGTCCCTGCGGACCCGTTGAGGAGCACCGTGTTGTTGTCGTATCCACGGGTGCCGACGAACCGGGCGTCGAGCGCCAGTGCAGCCTCGAACCACGAGGGGACGATGACGAACCGGCCCTCTGTCGGCACGTTGTTCTCGTCGAGAACGACCTTTGCCTTGATGAGCTGGTTGTACGCGTAGTTCGTGGCGTTGTCGATCGTGACCGGGCTGCCACTGGAGCCGATCGTGAACGTCGCGCCTGCCGCCATCTTGCTGGCGAGGAAACCGTCCATCTGGTCGCGCAGGCGGTAGCCGGCGCGTGTCATTGCCTCGTCCATCACCTGCGGCTTGTTCTGTGCCTTGTCTACATCATCGACCTGGAAGTTGAACGCCTTGCCCTGTGTGATCGTCAGCGACCGCTGGTTATCAGACAGCGTCTCGGCCTCGGCGAGGTCGGTGTTCTTGACGTAGTCGGTGATCGTGGGGTCACCAATCGAGTTGATCTTGACGGTATCCCCGGCCTCCTGGATTTCTCCCTCGTAGTCGCGGTTCACGATCCCTGGCTGTGCGTACACGAGGCTCTTGTAGAGAGCACGGAGTATCCGTGCGCTCCATAGCTGCGGTGTGAAATTGTTTACGGACACGTCCTGCTCCTAGCGTTGTTTGTGGGTGAGTGCGCTCACTCACCGGCCCGATTGCATGACCGCTGCGACCTCGTCCCAGCGTTCGTTGATCTCGTGCTCGGTGAGCTTCTGAACATCCGCCAGCGACGCGAGGGGTGCCTTCCCTGGGGGTGGCTTGGGAGTCCCGTCGGCAACTGGTGTGACTGCCGTGGGGTCCAGGACACGCCCGATCTCGGGGGCGCCTGGGGCCTCCTTCGCTATGAGGTGGGGGCTCTGCTCGGCGATCCGCGCGAGGGCGGCTTCGACGGTGCTGTCGTCCTCACCATCCTCAGGTGTGATGCGTCCCTTTACGTCTGCTGGGTCAAGGAACTTCATGCGATTGGCGATCCGACCGATTCGCTCCTCGCGCTTGACGCGTGCTGACTGCGCACGCTCCTCGGCGAGTTCCTGGTCCTTCTGCTCAGCGAGCTGCTGCCACTCGCCCTGCTTGCGCTGACGCTCGTCCTCGGCCTTCTGCTGGTCGGCTTCGAGCTTGCGCTGCGCCTTGTTGGCCTCGGCTACTTGACGCTTGAGTGCGTCCGCTTCGGCTTTGGTCATCGTGACGGTCTCCGCCCCGGGTGCGGGCGGATCGACCACGGGTGCGGGTGGGTCTACTACTGGATCGTCTGACATGGGGGGTTCCTTTGGTTGTGTCGCGCGACTTCTCACCCGCTGCGACGCGGGGCCTAGCGACTCTTGGCAGGCACCTCTAAACCCGGGTGCCATGGGGCTTGCCCATTGGGGCGAAGTGGTGGGGGCGCGCGGCACGATGACCAGCGCGCCCCAAGCTGCTTATGCGGTGTACGTGACCTCGACCGTCACGATTCCACCGGGGTCAGCGATCCCCGTTCCGCCGTGGGCGGACAGAACCTCGATCGAGTGGCCACCAGTCGCGGGTTCACTGTTGACGGTCATCGCCTTCGCGACACCAGCTTCAGCATTGACGCCCGTCGTGAACGCGAGCGTGCAGAGCGTCGTTGCGGTATCGAGATCGACAACAGTCAGGGTCCGCGTGTTCGTAGTCACACCCGTGATCGCCGCGTCGGGCGTGTACTCGGCACTCGTGATCGTGCCGCCCTTTTCCAGGCCGGGAGTGAGACGGATACTCTCGTCCAGGAGCAGTGTAAGCGCAGGGACCTTCGCGACAAGCACACGTGCCTTGACGGCCGGAAGGTCAGTGGCGCTGATGTCCTCCCACTTCGGCTTACCCGATGTCTGAGTCTGGAGGATCAGCTTGCGGTATACGTCACTCTCACTATCGAGTGCCTCGGTGACGGCGCCTGTGGTGAGGTTCTTCAGATGAGCCATGGACATGGTGGGTCCTTTCAGAGGTTGGATGGGTCTTCATGCAACGGCGAGACACGCGTAGCCTTCGTGACCTTTTCGGGTGCTGGACGTGTCTCGTTTGGGTCACCAGTAATGACCTGGTTGGGGTCCGTGGGTGACTCTGGCTCAATGAGTGGCCGCAGGTTGTTCTTCGGGATGTGCGGCATGTCAGCGAGCCCTTCGGGGTCCGAAGCCTTGTCAACGGGGGGCATGTCGATCATCTCGCGCGCCTCGTTCAGTGTCGCCAGACCGTTGACGAACGCCTCGCTCGCGGCGTCTATCTCCTCCCGTCGGTTACCACGCAGCACCTCGGCCAGGTCAAACCTGGCGTATAGGTCGTTCCCTGCCCACTCTTCCTCACCATCGATCAGCTGGACCTGGAGGATCTCCTCGATCAACGCGAACCACGGTCGCAATGTCGTGACATACAGGATGCGGTGCAACTCTTCGACGTTGCTATACGTCGAGTGCGTCAGGTCCCCGATCATCGGCGGGGGAACGTCGTAGACCATCGCGAACTCTTCGCGGCCGAGGTTCCGGGCGGCGATGACCTCGGCCTCTACCGCCGTGTGGGCGAGCCCTTCCCATTTGAACCCTGGTGCGAGGAGCGCAGCCTTGAAAGCGTTGTCTACACCGGAGTGCATACGGTTGATCTCTTGGCGCAGCTCTTCACGCTGGTTCCCCTGGTAGGCGAACCCATCGGGTGGCACGATCGCGCTGGCTGGCCGTGCCCCGTTAGCGAATGACGATGCTTGGTAGCGACGTGTCGCGTCGTCCAGCTTGATCGTTTCGGCCAGCGGCTTGAGCGGTGAGACACCAAGCCCGTGGAGGTCCTGTGACTCCCACGCGAGGTGCACACCGTCATCGACGCTGAAGTACCGTTGGGTGCCCGTCTGGAACGTGCTCCACCACTTGACCGGCGAGCCGAGCGGTGCATATGCGGCGACCCACGGCCACGCGACAGCAAGAAGGTTCTGTGGCGACCCGGCCATACTCGGCCCCCGGTACTTCGCCAAGAGCCCATTGCCGTGGATCAACGCGCTGCGCGCTAGCGCCTGCTTCCAGTAGGACTGGCCGCGCCTCGGTGCGGGCTTGTTCAGCAGCTTCCCGACCGGGTGCCCGCGAACCTCTTCCGGGGCGTCCTCACTGGAAGGACGGTCATACACCTTGATCGGGAGAGTCGCTATCTGCCGGACGAGCTTGTTGACGACCGCCGCACAGTTCGGGTTGGTCTCGTAGATCAACTCGTAGGTGGTCGAGAGTTCACCCGACAGCGCAACAGACCCTTGGCCGCCGGCGGTGACGATGTAGTCATCCCGGAACGGCGGGACACCCTCAGGCAGCAGCCGGTCGTCCCGCGTGACGAGAACGGTCACGGTGCGGGGTCCGGCGTCGGGACCTGCAGCCACACGCCCGGGGAGCGAGGAACCACAATCTCGCCGCCCAAGTCGACCTTGTCATCCAAGGACCGGGCGTGCCCGAGAACAAGACAGTCACGGTAAGCGTGGAGGAGCACCCCTTGAAGGGAAGGCCCAGGTGCCGCATGGACCACAACAGTCCGTTTCTCGAATCGGGTAAGGCCGCGTCGCCGCATTCAGATCAGCTCCATGAGTGGTCCGTCATAGGCACGTGCGCCGATCGCCGTGCTGAGCACCATCGAACCGGCGATCAAGGCATCTATCTCCCTCCGCGGCGCCTCATCCTGCGAGGTACGCGACGAAACGGGCCGCACAAACTTGAAGGTGCCATCCGGCAGCTCGTACGCGACGGCATTCAGCACATGCCTTGTGAAATCCGCATCCTGCACATGCTTCTGTGTGCCGTCGCGCAGCGTTTCCATGAACCTGCCTGCGGCGACTGCCATCGGAGCGGTCTTTTGGCTGTGCGAGACGACCTGAACACCGAGTTCCTGTTCCAGCCACCCCGATATCTGCTCGCCACCCGCCGAAGGGTCCATAACGACCCGTTGGATAGGCGTTTCGGCGTGCAACGCCTCAAACTCGTCCATGATCCGCTCCGGGCGCAAGCTATTGCCATCACGGGGAGGAGTAATGACCCTCGACTTGCCGAATAGCCAACCCCACTCGGCACTGAATAGGGGGACGAGCGCCGTCGCATCCCACTTCCAGCCCAAATCCAAGCCCACATCACACGGGCGCCCAGGCAATATCTCCTCGTGCGCCTCAGCGGCGAGCCACTCGGCCTCACCAACAGCCGCACCCTCGGTGCGCGTCGCAAGATTGCACACAAACCGCCGCCAGTGACCGCCCGTCATCGACGGCGACGCGCGCTTCCTGCCCAACGACGCCGAAGTGACACCAGAAAAGGGGTTGGCCGACGCGACAAGCCCCAGGTCCTCGGGGTCATCGTCCACCCTGAGCGCGAAGTCATGCAGGATCATCTCGGGTGACGCGGCCCGCACATGCCGGCCGTCCACGCTGATATCGGGCGCCTCCGTCCGGGCGCGTTCGCGCGTCACCTCGAACTCCGACCCAGGCTCCCCAGCGGTCGAGATCGCTGCGAGCTGCCCATCACGCTTGTCGAGCTTGCCCCGCCACGTCCGGTACAACCGCAAGCTCCGGTGACGATGTAGCTCATCCAGTAACGCGAGGGTCGGGATGACACCATCCCCCGTACGGTCATCCGCCGCGAACACCTGGATGCGCCCACGCGTACGCAGACAATCAATCCGCCGGTAGCCTTCAAACGTCCGAAAGCGCTTCTCGAACCTCGGCGAACGCTCCACGAACCCGATCGCCTGACCCAACAGCAAACCACACTGGTCACGCGAACTCGCAGCCATCAACACCGCCGCGTCCTCCGTGTAATCACCGTGGTACAGCGCCACACCCGACAGCAACGTCGTCTTCCCGTTGCCCTCGGGCACAATCAGCCAAATCTCAGGGACACCAGCAAACAGGTCAGCGACGAATTCGTTCTGGAAACCCTCAGGAACCCAGTACTCGCCGTTATCGAGCCTCAGCAACTTGGCGTACTGCCGCCAGTGATCGACCGTCATCGGCCGTAACGGCTTGTGAGCTGTCCTATCCCTGTGAGCGGGCCTGGCGCCTTGGTTCAAGCTCGTCGAGTCCCCCGAACGGGTCGTCCTGCTCGCCATCCTTGCCCTCCTTCGCCTTCACGGAGAGCGCCTTCTGCGCCTTCGGCGTCAACCCCAGGACACCAGCTAGCTCCATCGCTCGTTTCGTGTGCTTATCCCACTGAACAGGCAGACCCGAAACGATCTTCCCGAGCGCCTCCCATGCAATATCGTCCTCCGCGATGTTTTCCAGCCTCCCCAACCAGCCGAAACCCACACGCGCATCCTCCGCAGCCCGAAGAGCAAACACATACTCATCCAACAACGGCCGCATCGACGCAGAAAACGTGTCGACCAATTTCATCTCATCGCGAGCGAGCCTCCAAACCGCCCCCCACCGTGGATCTAGGTCCAGCGGGCACTTTTCGATGCTCGGGACACCCATAAAACAGCCCTCCTCACGCCCACACGCACACGCACATGTGACTAAGCCACATTCGCCTTTGTAGAGCCAAAAAACGCAACTTTTCTTCGCGGAAAACTCACGGGGTGTCCGGGGGTTTTGCGCTCATGATTTTGGTGCCCCCTGGTAGTCACGCTCGTGCATCTCACGGCCATCGAGGCTGTGGTGGACGATGATGTTAACCGATGCTGCCGTCATCCCGTACAACAGGCTCGGTAGTAGGGCCACAGATGCAGTCGCTGCCATCAGTGGTGTGCTCGACTAGATCGTTGACGGGATAGACGTGGTGGTCGTCAGCGCTCATCGTGCCCTTTGTTTGGTTGCACTCGGCGCACAGCGTTTGCATATTGCTGTCGTCCCACGTGCCACCGTTGGCTAGCGGGACGATGTGGTCAGCGTGCGTGTCCTGTCTGCCTGTGAGGTACCTGCCGCACCGTTGGCACTGGTAGCCATCGCGTTGGATGATGCGCTGGCGCTGTTTGCGGGAGCGGCGCGTGCTGCCGTTGCGGTTGATGCGGTGTGCTGGACAGCGGCCTTGGTCAGATGGGTTGCCGCAGACGACGCAGGCCTTGAGCACGAGTTGTCACGCTGCTGACTCAAGATGCACGTCGGATTTGGTGTCGCGGGGCCGGGGTTCGCCTTCGACTGCGGCGGACGCTTGGCGGGCAACACAAACCGACGCTGGCAATGTAGCAGCCTGTTCGACGGAAAGTTCGTCGGCTAACTTGTCCATCTCTTTGAGTATGAGTGCCAGACGGTTGCGGGCCTTCATATCGATCAGGCTCTTCTGTAGTGGGCCGATCGTGCCCTTGGCGTTCATGAGCACCTGACGGTCCGGGTTGACTCTCGCCTCGCGTGCCTTCGCGCGTGCCTTCGCTAGATCCTCTGCGAGTGTGGGTGCTAGCTCCGGGTCGCCCTGCACCGCCTGCTTGCCCTCGATCATGGTGAAGTCACCGTACCTCGCTAGGTAGACGGGGTTGTCAAAGACCGTGGACTGGTCGCCGAGGTCGAAGCGGATGACCCAGCTTCCGTCTTGGCGTTCCACGTCTAGGACGGTGATCGTGGCTGCCCTTGTTGGCTGCTGGCACCGTTCGACTAGGTCAAGGACGGCGCGTGCGCGTGTTGGTTGCCGTTCCGCGTTGATCTTATGCTGTGCATATGGTGGCGACGATCTGAGCGTATAGCTACAGCCCTTGCGGACTGGGCATTTCTTGCGCTCACCCCATCTCTTGCCGTTTCGGACAGGGAGAGTGAGTACGCGTCTGCGGATCTTCGGGTGGAGGATCAGGTCGATCTCTTGCTGGGTGACGATCACGCCGCCCTCCTATCTCCAACTGTTTGGGGTGGCTTGGGTTTCGCTTGGAGTTCGTCGAAGCGTCTGCGTCCGCGCGTGGAGAGTTGTGCGTAGACAACAGCGTTGGCCTTCAGTGCGGCCAGCGGCGCAGGGATGCCTTGGCGGATCAACAGGTCCTCGACGCCCTCAATCATCTTCCTGGCGCTCACCTGCAACCCTGATGGCTTTGATTTAGCGTTCCGAGACGCCTTGCGGCGGCGGTAGTCGGCGTAACCCTCCCGGCGCTTCCAATCCCTCGTGCGGCACGCCGACGTGGCGTAGTGTCGGTTTCTGTATCCGGCCGGGATTGGCTGGC